ACACCAATACTCTTGGCTAAATTATCAAGTATGGCATTGTCTGTATCAGCCTGTTGTTTTCTTTTTCCAACAAACCAACCAGCAAGTGCCGTTAAAGCGTTTGATATAAGTAGTATTGTAGTTTCACTCATATCTTAACACCCCCATAAACAAGCAAATTCAGGTCCTGAATAATAACCAATACCTGCTCTTCTCATATGTGATGCTACCTCCCAACCATTGTATCTACCATTGGTAAGATGTAGTCCACTAAAATAGTTTTTACCCAAGTGAGGCATCATACCATCATTTGTGTTATAATTGAAACAAAGGGGATATAAGTTTGAGTTCCAAATGATTTGTTCTATCATCCTTGCCTCAAAGAACTGGCTTCTCTCATCAGCCTTTTCAACAAACCACTGCATCTCTTTTAGAGTGATAGATTGTTCTGCTCCATTTACAATACCATTGTTTTTAATTCTACCCCATACAGAAGGTAAACATTCCGCATAAGCCGCCCATAATACAAGGGGTTGAGCAAAGTAATTTAAGAAATTCTCATTTGCCTGACTTAAAGTGTTAGCGGCAATTTGGTCTAACAACTGCTTATAATACCTTCCACCAATAATGTATTCCAACTTTGTTTGTTGAGCCACAGATATAAATGGTAATAGAACCGCACTTGTTACATTCTGGTCTATATCAGTAAAGTTTTTAATCTTTGTCTCACTTACAATGAGAATATTTTGTGGTATTAGTCCGCCCATACTTATGTTAATAATTGAGGTTTAGTTGTATCATCTACTGTTTCTGTCTTATTAACATCAACTGTATCAACAGGGTTTGTGTCAGGAACAGTAACCATTTCAAATTGTTTAATTTCAATTTCTGCTGGTATTCCATCTCTTAATAAAAGTAATTTCTCAAATACTTTTTTAATTTCTTCTTGAATAGGAGCAATAACCAAATGTTGAAAGTGGTCTTGTGCCTCAAGGTGGTCAGGTGTGCCCAATGAACCTGGTGTTTGGATTCCCAAAAGATTCGCCGAGGAGACTTGATGCGAGGTTAGGACTGCCTGTTGAACTGCTGCGTTCATTTCAATCCACATTTTATCACTACCATTTGGAGTAATCTGTGTGATTTCAGGTGCCTCATCTTTTGAGTTAGCAAATGTTAACATCAACTTACCAGGATTGTTAGATGATGAGTATTTGGCTGTTAGTGTTTGAAATATCTGTTCTCTTTCATCAGGTGCTGGTATACCAGAGTTTAATGAAACAAACAATGATGGATTAAGTCCATTGATAATATTACTATGCCACCAGTTATATACCTCAACCTCTGTTGCTATTGCTGTTGCTCCACCCCAATAAGTTGGTGTAGCGTAATACTCATTACCAGGTGAGTGAGTTGTGTAATAGAACACTTGTGATGGTTCATCACTTGTAACATCAAATGATGCTATTTTTCTTGGAACAAACTTTTTAGGGTAAGCCCAATCAGAACTAAAATAATAATTCTTAACATGGTCATCCATATCTGCTCTCTCGGCTCTTAATTTTGATGTATCCATTGAATACATTTCAAAACCTAAATCTCTATCTCTCCTCCATACTATATTTGTGGCAAAACCACCATATAAGATAAAATCTAATGTTGCTTTATTCCATAAGTCATAGATACTATCACCTTTGGAATTAGCCATTTGTAATCTTTTATCATCACCACTCTTTAATGAAATTGATTCACCCCTTACTCCATACCACTTACTCATTACACAGGCTCTATGTGTTGGAGAACTATTGTATAATCTAATAAGTTCTTGGGGTGCCATATTCGCTATTCCGTAGAATATCCAAGGCGTTCTTGCGTTTAACTGGATTTGTTCCTCAATAATTGGAACTTGTGCTACGGCGAAATTAAAGACCCTAAAAATATCTTCTTTGTTTTGTTCTTCCATTACTATTAAATATATTTTTTATTACCAATAATCAAAGGTTTATCTTAATCATAAATAACATCAAGTGTTAATGTTCCACCTGAACATAAAGTATTATATGTTGTTGTTGGCATTTCACATCTAATCCTACCATCACCATTATTATAATAAATACCATAGTCAGTCCAACAATAACAATATGATGATGTAGTACAACAACCTGATAATGGGTCTGGTGCTGGTGTATTAAACATACTAACCAAATCAGTTATATTATATTGATTAGTACAACTATAACAAGATTGAACTGATACCCCATCACATCTATAAACTATTGAGTTATATTGTGGTGTTGCTGAAAAATCTATTACTTGTGAATAAACTGATGTTGTTGAAGATGGGTTTATTTCATTAGGGGCAAAGATGTAATTTGAGTTATATTCATTATTAGAAACATACTCAATATAATAATCATTGGTTGTATTGGCTGATTGTACTATAACCTGTGCCTCACCGGCTTCTATAATACCTTGTGAATATTGTGGATTAAGGTTTCCACTACCCTGTGCTTGTTGATATACTCCATAGGTATACAATCCCTCATATGGAAATTGTATCTCACCAGCACCAGTTCCTTCAACAAAAATAAACTCATCATATCTTGTTCTGTGAGTTGATACATTTGTTGGAATAAATTGAACTTGTCTTTTGGAAAAGATGTGTGTAAAACTAAATAACCATTCAGGGTTAGGTATTGTAGCGTTCTGCGATACTGTAACCACCAATGTATTCTCTTGTCCTGTTCTAATGAGTAGCATACCTGTAAATATAAAACAAGGGGGTTTTAATCCCCCCTGTGTTATGTGTTAATTTGTTTATAGTGATTGAACTGTGATACCTGAAGCAACACTACTCAATGTACCTGCCAACTCATTCATTGGGTTTGGTTCCATTGCTTGTAGTGTTAAGTTATATCCATTAGCATCACCTAATGCTTTACCTGTTACATTTGAACCTGCTGATACATACATACCATAAGTTTGTCCCAATAAGAAATAGTTTCCGTTGTTATCCAACATTACTACTGCCAATCTTGGAGATTGTCCTAAAGTTTTTAAGATGTTTCTTTTTGCTTGTTCCAATTTCGCAAAGTACAATACTACCTCTTGTGTGTAGAATATAGTACCATTTTCCAATGATGCGTTTACAGTTTCAGTCATTTGTGAACTTGTGCGAATTAACTGAAATTCATAAAAAGTTCCGCTTCCTGAAATTGATGTGATTGTATCCCCTGTTGATGATGTGATAGATGTGATGTTTGTAAAGTCTGTTATCCAAACATTTGCCATACCACCCGTGTTATCCCTACACGCTAATGGGATTCCTCCTACTAAATTACATGCCATATTATTTTATTATATTATTTTAATAGTTTATGTTTTTTTAATAATAGGGGGTTTTTACACCCCCCTTATTATTGTTTGGATTAAGATAATCCGTTAGTAACAAAGAAACTTGGAAACGCAATTTGAGTTCCTAATTTCCATGCTGCCATAATTCTAACCTCTTGGAAATCTTGAGACCACCATGCTCTGAATGAATCCTCATCAGATGTTAAATCAACACCAGCCAAGAAATACTGACTTGGAGCCATAGCGATTAAGTTAGAACCATTAAGTCCTGGTACACCTACAACTTTGTAGTTAGTTTGTGGGTGGTATATAGAATAAACTGAACCCAATTTGTTCTCAGAACTATCAATATAGAAATTGTTTACATTTCTAACCGCAGTTAAGTAACACTTGAATTGTTGTTGAGACATGAAGATTGTAATATCATCTCTATCATAAACATTTCTGTTTAATGCTGAAATCATATTATCAATTTGAGCCAATACATTATTTGCCTTTTCAGTAGCACTTGTACCAGTTACTGAACACAAAGCAGTTTGACCTGTTAATTTAACAACACCTGCTGTGTTAGCCAATAATTCTTTGTATCCGCTGAATGATGTAGAACCACTTGAAGCGTTCCACAACAAATCTTCATTGTATCTCTTAATTTGTTTAGTTTGTAAGTCAATAATCGCTTGTTCAAATGGTGCGTTCTCATTATAAGAACCTGCATTTAAATATTGACCCAACCAAAGGGTGTTTAATTGTTGTAAACATAAAGATTGGTTTACTTTCAATGCTGCTACAGTAACTGCTGCAGTTGTGAAAGTTACCGCTCCTTGATTGTCCCAACCACAAGAAGTTCCTGTTTGTACTGTTAATGTTTCAGACAATAAGTTCACATTTTGTGTTCCTTTAATACCTGGTATAACATTGATGTACTCCATAGTAACTGGTGTTAAAACTGCTTCTGAAATGATATCAGAATTTAATGCGTCAACATAATTTGTTAAACCACCCAAGTCATATGAAAAATTCAATTTTGATAATTTGTTTGCCATATTTTTAATTTTTTAGTTTTTAGTTATTTTTAGAGATTGTTTCTCTTAATTTTTTGAATCCTTCCAATCTTGTATTAGAAAAATTGTTAAAAGATTCTGGGTTTATTTGTTTTTTAATCGGTGAACCTGCTGGTTCTTTTGAGAACTTGTTAAATGATGTTTCCAAAACTTTTGTCTTGTTAGTCAATTCATCTAATTTAGTTTCCA